CATGCGCTCACTATCCGATCCGCGGCCAAGTGCGACGTTAATGGTAACGTCCATGTTGGCATTCCACACGCGTGGGTCGATCGGCACAAACTCATTCGTCAGGCGAACCATGCGCGCACGGTCTTGGTGCGTTGTCAGAAGGTGCAGCACAATTTTGTAGAGCTGCTTCATTCCGGTTTCCGCAAAGATACGCGCAATCAGCTCAATGTGCTGCTGTGCGGCGCTCACAGTCGCCTGAACGGCTGACGCGGTAGATGATTGCAATGCACCCGCATCCAAGCCTGCAGACGCCTTTGAGATGCCTGTGCGAGCCTCTTTGATCTCGTCCATGTACTGCAGAACCGGAAACGCCTGTTGGCCAACAAAAGGCATCGCAAGTGGCTGCACCTGACCGGCGGAACGCTGGCGGATTATGGCGCCAGTCTCAGTTGAGAGAACGTCCTCGATATTAACCATACCCTCGGTGATCGCCATGCGTGGGTGAATAGACATCGCCAAGCTGTCGAGCGTGTTACGCATGATCGACGACTTGATGCGCTGGATATCCATGACGGTGTCAGCGATCGACATGCCAAAGAAGTCGTGCGCCTCTGGGTCTGGGCAGAACACGGCAAACGGCACCATCGCACATGGCTCGTTCGCTAGGATCGTATTTCCGTCGCCTGCGGTGCACACTTTGCGCAGTTCCGCGATGCCGTCTCCGTCGTAGTCCACTTTGATGTAGTTTTCGACGTAGAGCACCTTCTTCATCGCCGGATCGTAGCGCTCATTCATTTCGTTGGTCAGCGCCTTGTTACGTGTGTAGCGCTCGACGTTTGTCTCCATCTCGTCATACGCGGACGCGAGGGAAGACACTTCGTCATAATCGTAGCCCATTGCCACGAGTTCAGACACGGTCACGACGCGTCGGTGAGCAACGTAGTCGCTGTCCTCAAGTGACTTTGCCTCGCGTGAAATCAGGAACTCTTCCGGCGGCACAGCCTCTAAGCGAACGCGTCCGTCTGGGTGTACGTAGGTCATGCGGACGGCGTGCACTGATGGGGGAGGCACGATTTCGCCAGTCATCGGGTCAATCTGTGGTTCGCCAACCATCTCGGATGCGACGATCTCAACTTCCGCGTCGGGATCTGCCATCAATGCGGCAAGCGCGTTATCGTCTAATCCGGTCAAGTCATGCGTCTCAAAGCGTGTCTGGTCGTCCCAGTAGCACTTCAGTATGCCAGCCTTACGGATTAACGCGTCTTTGAACGCGGCGTGCATGTGCAGGAAGCCGTTGTTGTCACGATTGATAATGTAGTTTGCGTATTCCGTCGCCTGCTTAGCGGCGTCAATATCTTCTGGGCCTTGTGGGACGTATTCAACTGTGCGCTCGGTGCTATGGAAAATGCGCATCAACGACGGGATAATCGCCTGCACGGTGTCGCGCACGTCCATGGAAATAACTTGGCTGCGGCCCTCTTCCTCATTGCCAAACGGCTCACCGCGGTAATATTGCGTCGCGGTGGCGCGGACAGGCGAGATCCAGTTGTCGATGTAGTCGATCGCGTCCTCGATCTCCTTGCCGACAATACCCTGCAGCTCGGCGTCGTCCATCTGGTCAGGGTTTAGCTCGGCTTCGATCTGCGCCGCAAGTTCGTTGATTTCTTTATCCATTTACGGCTCCTACTTATTAAACATGCGCCAGTATTCATTATACATACCCAATTCGTCGATCATTTGCTGATCCACTGGCTGCACGATGTTTTTATGGCTCATAAGGAATGATCGTTGATCTGACGCTGGCTTAGTTTCGTCAAACCCGTCTAAAAGACCTCTGCGCATGTTGAAGAAGTCTCTAAATGTGATTGCGGCTGGAACTTGTACGGGCAAGCTGCCATCATATCTGCCGGCAATACGTGTTGGGTATACTGGGTGATACGATTTGTTTGAAATTTTAGCGTTTAAGTTCGGCGACCCTAGGTTTAAGCCGCTGTCAAATGGGTTAGCAAACAGCAAATCTGGGTCGGTCAACGCGATCCTTGCTTCTCCAACCTTAATCCCCGCGTCACGAAACGCTGCATTATCCAATGCCTGCCAGACGGCTCTGCGATTAGACCCTGTTAAGTTGTCAAAATAATCTTCAACGCCGTCCAGTAGGCCACGCATATTTCGACGAGAATTACCACCAGAAATAAGCAAGTCATATGGGAAGTCTTTATCCGTGAAATCCTTAGACTTTTTAAGCCTTTCAGCGAGAAGTCTACGTAACTTCGGATCTATATCTACATTGCGTATTTGCTCTCTGATTAAATCGTCTGTAGCGAAATCAGACGCCTGCGCGCCCATTGCAGTGTAAAGCATACGTGGGTTGTATCCCTCTTCCGCTGCCCTGATCATTGAAAGCAAAAGCGGCGACGTTACACCTTCGTCAGAAGCCCAAATTCCCCTATTGATAGCGTCCCTGATATAACCAGATCCACCATATAGCGATACTGGGTTATCAAGCATATCCCCGCCATAACCGAGGATGTCAGTATCAGCGGCCATACGGTCACCAAACGCGGCGATAAGGGCGTCGCCCTTCTTTAGCTTTGTGTTGCGACGTTTTTGCGCCTCACCACGAGTTTCCTTTATGATGTTTTGCTCTTCAATCGGCGTCCCCATCTTAACATTGGACGCTGGGTGGGCGTATGTCAGTCCGGTTTTTGGGTCGGGCCTGATGTTACTAATGCGATTTCCAGATGCATCAAACTGTGACGCCAGCGCCTCTAACGCTTCTGGCTTCGCGCGGCCCTTTTCATCACGCAGGCCGATATTTGCTTCCAAATCCTCAATCAACTCTGGCTCATAGCCACGCACTGATTTTCTCTTAATGTCAGCGCTAAGCGGCTGCGCTTCGCGCCCACGCTGTAACACTTCCCCGACGCCCTCCAAGTCGCCCTGCGCGACAGCTCGGATCAACCCACGCGCATCGGCGCCGACCGCATCGTCGGCAGCTCTAATTGCAGACCCAGTGAGACGCCCCACCGGAATGACCTCAGCAAGTCCGGTGACATCCGCCAGATATGCGTCATTTGCCTCGCGGATCTGCTGATACGTCGCGTCGGCAAGATTTACGCCTTCAGGTAAGTACGCAGCGGCGCCCTGAGAGGCTCTCAGGTATGATTGGCCGATATCCGACGCAACACCCTGCGCTGTACTAACTGGATCTGTGACGGCGCTTGAGAGGCTGTTGAGGATGCCGCCCCCAACAGCACGTGCGGTGCCCATTGGGTTTTCACGTATTGCACGCCCAAAACGCTCGCCGCCACTCTCAAAGTCGTCGTCGATGCCGATGATGTTGTCGATCAAGGAGTAGCCAAGGCCACCCGCCTGACGTAGCGGCTCTCGAAGGCTTGGCGGGATATAGCGTGTAAAATCAACCATCAGTCGTCTTCCATAAAGTAGCGAAGCAAGCTGTCCATAAATCCAGTAGTTGTCGCGCCTGCGTTAAGCGGGTTGAACGCGGTCATTACGCCCTGACCTCCTGCAGCGATCTGGCCTAGCAAGTCGCCTTTTTTACCTGCGTCACGGAAGTCGCCCAGTAAGCTGTCAAATCTATCCTGCCCGTACTCATAACTCTGCGGATATGTCTTGCCAAATGGCACCCCTGCACGCGGGCCGTACTTCTGCATCATCTTGACCATATAGGCGCGCTCTGGCGTGCCCTCTTCGGTCTGCTCTAGCGCACGCAGCGCTCGTAGAATTGTCTTATCACTGTACATCGGGCCTTCGACGTCATCTTCGCGCGGACGGAAGGCTCTATCCTCATCTAAGGTAAAATCGACGTATAGCTTGCGTAAAAATGGATCCATCACCACTTCACCTTGTTTGCCCAATAAGCCGCAGACATCTTGCCCTTTGCAATGTTTTTCGCATGACGCGCCTTAAACGACTTGCTGCGCGCTGTAGTTTTCTTGTCTCCGCTCACCCCTTGCTGGCCAAAGCGGATCGTTTTAACTTTGTCGCCATCCTTCGCCACCACGACGTGCGATTTCGTCGGGTGCTTGGGCGTGCGCTTTGGCTTGTTGTAGCCAGATACGCCGACACGAGATAACCGAGCATCTTTCTTCTTCTCA